CTCCATTGTTTTCATTTTGAAAATGAATTTTATTTCTTTCTAAACTAATTCTTTCATCTTCTGGGGTGCACATAGTTATTATATCTTCTGGACCACAATAATTTCTTAATGCTAATTCAAAAGATGTACCGGCTACTTTAATCGGTTTTATAAATATCAGTTTATGTTTGTGTGATATAATCATTGATTTCTTTCTAAAAATAGCTATACTAAACCAAAAGAGAAAGTCAATGACTAAAGTTTATTTAACTCAAGAAATACCAACAGATAGAGAAACCGGTAAACCCAAATATAATGTTATGGGTGCATCAAAGTATGGAGAAATAAAAACTCTATTACCTATGTATTCTCAAATGATACTTTCTCCTGGTCCATTAATACAAAAACTTAGAACACTTTTAAAAGATTACACGTCAGACGATTATCTTTTATTGTCAGGTGACCCTGCAACTATAGGTGTTATATGTTCAGTTGTGTCTGATATGACAAATGGAAAGTTTAAATTTCTAAAGTGGGATAGACAAGAAAAAACTTATTATCCAATAGAAATAGATTTATTTAAAAATTAGTATTGACAAAACAAAAGTCTAGGATTATATACAATCTATGAAAGGAATTGTATGAGTATAGATTATGAAGACGATAGATTAGAATCTGTAAAGCAAATTGATGCTGCAGCTTCTTTATCTAATAAAGTTATTGAATTAAAAAATATTGAAGACGAAATTGAAAACGCAGAAAAAAGTATTTCAAAATTAAAAGAACAGTCTAAAGTATTATCAGAGGTAGAAATACCTAAGATGATGCAAGAGATGAACATTACAAAATTAAAGCTTAAAGATGGTGAGTCTATAGAACTTAAACCATTTTATTATGCTTCTATTGCAAAAGGCAGAAACGAAAGTGATTCTGATTTTTTAGATAGAAAGGATAAAGCTTTTACATGGCTTCGAGATAACGGCCTAGGTGATATTATTAAAAATGATATTACCGTTACCTTTGGTCGGGACGAAGATAACAAGGCACTGCAATATGCAGACCTTGCAAAGAGTAATGGCTTTGAACCAATTCAGCGCGAAACGGTTCATGCTGTAACTCTTAAAGCGCTAGTCAGAGAGCGTCTTGAGAATAATCTTGAGATGCCTTCTGACATTTTTAAAATCTACGCGGGTAACAGTACAAAAATCAAAAGGAGATAATATGGAAACGAGTAACGAGAAACAAGTAACTATAAAAAAAGAAAATCTGCCTTCAGATATTTTATTTGAAGCGGATGCAGCACAAGGTTTAGAAAACGTAAGAACAGAAAATCTGGCTTTACCAATTCTAAAACTTTTACAAAACGGATCTGGAGAAGCTCAGAAGCGTAATCAAAATTACGTTGAAGGTGCAGAACCAGGTATGTTCTTAAACACCGTGACTAAAAAATGTTATAACGGTGCTGAAGGAATAGAGGTTGTACCCTGCTATTACAAACTTGAGTTTCAAGAATGGGCAGACTTTGGTACAGGTTCAGGAAGACCAGAAAATATTTTTGGTCATGATTCTGATATTTTATCTAAAACAACTAAAGATACTGGAGGTAAAGATCGTCTTGAAAACGGTAATTACATTCTAACAGTTGGTCAACATTTTGTTTTAATTGTTGATGGTGCAAATACAGAACCTGCATTAATCTCTATGAGTTCTTCTCAAGGTAAAGTGAGTAGAAAATGGAATTCAATGATGGCTTCAATTACACTTGAAGGCAAAAATGGTCCTTTCACTCCTGCTACTTACAGTCATAAATATGTCCTGTCTTCTGTACTTAACAGTGGAAAAGGTAATCAATGGTATGGCTTTAATGTTGTAAGCGGTGCTATGATTGATAACGCATCACTCTACGAAAGAGCGAAAAAGTTTCACAACTCATTCGCCGGCAAATAGTGTGAAAAGTGGGCGCCTAGGGGAGACTCAAAGCGCCCATGCAATCGACAGACAGGACAGGACATGACAGACATATTAAAAAAATTTAAAAGTATATTTGAAGGCTTAGACATAGCTAGAGGTGAGACTCGTAAAACAGGTGAGGTATCTGCAAAAGGTAAAAGTATTACTAGGTCTAAAACAATTACGGAGCCACCTACAGATAAAATGTGGGAAGATCATTTAAAAGGAACAGAACCTGCATTAGGTATAATTCCAATAAGAAGAGACAATACTTGTATATGGGGATGTATTGACTGGGATGTATATCCTTTAGATCACAAAGAAATAGTAAATGATTTAAAAAAGAAAAAAATACCACTAACAGTATTTAGATCAAAATCTGGTGGTGCACATTTATTTTTATTTACAAAAGAACCTGTGCCTGCAGTTATGATGAGAGATAAATTAAAAACATATGCTTCAGCTATTGGTCATGCAAGAGCAGAGATATTTCCAAAACAAGAAAAGATAAATATTGATCGTGGTGATGTAGGTAGTTTTTTAAACTTACCTTATCACAACTTAGAAAATACAGTTAGATATGCATTCAATAATAATGGTGAACCAATATTAGATATCGAAACTTTTTTTGAACACTATGAAAAAAATGTTTTAAGTGTAGATCAATTTAATAATTTAAAATTAAAAGAAACAGAAGAAGATGATTTTCTTGAAATGCCACCATGTTTAGTTACGCTTTTATCTGAAGGTGTTGGTGAAGGAATGAGAAATGAAACTATGTATAACTTAGGAGTGTACGTAAAGAAAAGATTTTCTGAAGATGATCTTTGGAAAAAGAAAATGAATCATTACAATTTAAAATATTTTAAACCACCTATCAATGCATCAGAACTTGTTAAGACTCAAGAGTCATTAGATAACAAAGATTATTTTTATAAATGTAAAGATGAACCTTTAGTATCTTTTTGTAATTCTAAACTGTGTGTAACAAAAAAATATGGTGTAGGTGATGATGATGCACCGGTACAAACTATATCTGCAATCAGAAAATATAACTCAGACCCACCATTATTCTTTTGTGATATTGATGGACAAACAGTAATGGTTGAAACTGCAGTTCTTCACGAGCCAGATAAATTTTCAATGGCGTGTTTAGAACAAATTAATAGACCACAAATGCCTATGTCTAAAATTATATGGCGTAAGATGTTAATAAAACTTTTACAAGAAAAACAAGAGACAGATCTAAAAGCTACTGAAGATTTAAAAATAGATAATCAATTGAAAGAATACATGGAAGACTTTGTAAACAAAGTTAGAGGTAAAGATATAAATGACATTCAAAGAGGTGTTGCGTACAGTGATGATAATTATAGTTATTTTAAAATGAAAGATTTTTGGAAACATTTAGTAAAAAATAAATGGCCAGATAAAAGATATCCAAAACATGTAGTAGTACAAAAACTACAAACTCAATTAAAGATTGAAGAGGATTATCCAAAAATAAGTGGTAAGACAGTGCGTTGCTTTAAAATGTTAAAGATTGTATCTGTTGAACCAGAGAAAGCAAAATATGAAAGTCAGGAGCCATCATGGAAAAGAAAAATAGAACAGTAATACCTGGACCACCAGGAACCGGAAAGACGTATAGATTATTAAATCACTATATGGCCAAAGAAATAAAAGAAAATAAAACTGATCCTAAAAAAATTTGTTACATTACTTTTAGTAAAGCAGCTGCAGAAGAAGCTACTGAAAGATTTGAAGAATTATTTCCTAAAGAAAAACTTGGATATATAGGAACTATGCATGCATTAGGTGTAAGAGAATTAAATATAGATGTAAGTGCAAAACTATTAAGAGGTAATAGTCAATGGAATCAATTTAAACTTTATGAACCAATGGCAGCTAAATTAAATACTGATATTAGTATTGATTCAACAACCGGTAAAACTAGATTTAAGGATCCAATTTTAACTACAAGAGATTATGCAAAAAATAAAAAAATATCTTTGAATGAGGCTGCAATACAAAAAGGTATGGCAGGTTGGTCAGATATACATATTGCAGAAAAAATAGATGATGCACTAACGCAATATAAAAAAGACACAGGAGTCATAGAATTTTATGACATGATAGGTTTGTTTACGGATAAGATAAAAACTAAAGATAGTTTTTATGATGTTATATTTTTAGATGAAGCTCAAGACTTAAACGCGTTGCAATGGGATATGTTTTTTGAATTAGAAAAACTAAGTCAAAGATCTTTTATTGCTGGTGATGATGATCAAACTATCTACGGGTTTCAAGGTGCTGATGCATCTACATTTATAAATCTAGAAGGAACTATCGACGAACAAGTTAAATCGAGACGAGTACCTAGAAGCGTGCATCGAGTGGCTTTAAATATATTAGATAGACTCAATGAACGTAGGACAAAGAATTGGGAAGCGAGAGACGAGGAAGGTGAAGTCAATTACGAAACATCATTAGAAAACATAGACTTTTCAAAAGGTAAATGGATGATACTCGGTAGAACCAATAAACTTTGTGAGAAAGCAAGGGACCATTTGTATATGAAAGGTTTAAGGTATGAGTTTGTAGGTGATAAATACTTAGATAAAAATTCTATGTTAGCATTTTCTACCTGGAAAAGATTAAACAACGGTGCAAGTATTGATTCAAAAGATGTCAAGGTAATGTATTCTTTTTTAAAAGTAAAACTAGGTCATCTACAAAGAGGTTTTGCCAGCGGTAAAACTTTAGACAGTGTTTTTTCTGTGACCCTAGAAGAACTAAAGAAAGATCATGGCTTACTTGTTGAAGGTAGTTGGGAGCATCTTGACTTTGATGAAGATACAAAAGTTTTTATGAAACATTTGATACAAAATAATTATGATCTTATGAAAGAAGCTGACATAAAGATAATGACTCTACATGGATCAAAAGGAAAAGAATGTGAAAATGTAGTTTTATTTACAGATTTTGGTGCAGATGAATATCAAAGTAATTTTATTGAAGGTGAGTTTGAAAAATCACCAGATAATGAACATAGATTATTTTTTGTAGGTGTCACACGTGCTAAACAAAGACTTTATTTACTACAATCAGAGGAGGGTACAGGGTATGTCATATAAATCACTAGACAAACAAGTTCAGGGGAATCACTATCAAGATTTTAAGATTCAACCAGCAGAGTTTGTAAATCAAAACAAGTTGCTTTTTGCAGAAGGTAACGCTATAAAATATATCTGCAGACATTCT